TTGCGTACGCAATATGGTACGGGAAAAAAGTATATGCAGCCAATGGATTTGATGACTGTCCTAGCCAAGCTGCCTAAGAATACTCGCATTGACTTCTCTGGTATGTCTGAGCCTTGGGCTAATCCTGAAGCTACGCAGATGCTGGAGATGGTGTTATACCTAGGATTCAAGGTAGCTATCTATACCACCCTGTATGGTATGACTGAGCCAGAGCGTGTCAAGAAGGTGTTGGAGACTCACCCAGATCAGGTAGAAGTAGTGATGCTCCATTTGCCAGATGCCAATGGCAACATGAAAGGCTGGAAGTATTCTGAGGAATGGCTTGATAACCTGAAAGTAATAAGCCAGCTTAACTTGCCGTGCGGTATAGGTGCTATGACTATGGATGGATCAGGTCTGGTAGCTCCAGAGCTGCAAGGTATTGTTGGTCGGCTGCCAGGTTGGAAAGGCCACACCAGGGCAGACAGTCTTCCCGTTGAGCAGATTGGCGCACAAGATATTCATATAACCCCTCGGCATGAATTTGCCTTAACTTGCCGCAGCACACCATTTTATGACCGCAACGTATTGCTGCCTGATGGATCTGTTGTCTTGTGCTGTATGGATTATAGTCTCAAGCACATCATCGGAAACTTACTCAAACAAAGTTATAGTGAGATTTTTGAAGGCAAGCCACTAAAAGACTTGATTGCCCACAACGAAGCGCTGGGCTTTACTAAATGCAGCATCTGTAAGTCATGCGATAACGTAAGGAAGATATATGAAAACCATAATTCATGTTAATCAACACGAAGTAAAGGCCAATACTAAGAACGGGACTACCAACCCTGTTCTTACTGTTAAGACTTATAAAGATAATACCTACGCACATGAGGTAATGATTAAGGGCGATAGCAAAGTAGTTTACTCACCCGATAAGCCATTATCTTGCGGTGCTAGGGTATGGATAGAAACCCAAGCTGAAGTGGAGATAGTCAAATGAGGGTCATGGTAATTACCCCGACTACCGGGAAAGATACGATTAATCGTGCTATGGAAAGTGTTGCTAATCAGACTGTAAAGACTGAACACTTGATTGTGTGTGATGGATATGATGCGTTTGAAAAGCAACATTTTGTAGAAAATACACACATAGTCCTACCCGAAAACGTAGGTGGCAACGGATGGTATGGGCACCGAGTCTATGCCGCTATGCCGCTAATGGTTAATGCCGATTACATATTATTTTTAGATGAAGATAATTGGTTCGAGCCAAACCATGTAGAAACCATGATCGCTAAAATTAAATCAAAAGACCTGATGTGGTCTTATTCTTTAAGGAGAATATGCAATGAAGCTGGAAAATACATTGGAGATGACGATTGTGAAAGCCTTGGCAGACACCCGACGTTTTATGACCACACACTCAATTTTGTGGATACTAATTGCTATTGCTTTAGGCGTGAATATTTGGTTACTGTTGCCCATGCTTTTTACGGGCAATGGGGTGCCGACCGCAAATTCTATAAAACTGCCGCATCAACTCTGCCTGCCTTCGGATGCACGGGAGAGGCTACAGTTAATTACACAGCGCCCGAACGATTACTTGGAATGTTTGAAGAAGGAAACGCAGTAATGAAAAAAGCTTATGTTGATTTACCTTGGAGAAAGAAATGAACAATGAACCAGTAGCGTGGATGTATGAAAGACCAAACGGCAGTGCAAAATTAACTTTTGTTAGAGAACCTATGGCTGGAACGGTTGTAACTGAAACACCACTCTACACCCATCCAGCAAAGACACTAACAGATGAGGAAATACTAGAATCTTTTGCTTTTTATTTTGGCTCTACTCTAAACAATAAGGCATATAACGATGGTGCTATTTTGTTTGCCAAAGACATACTAAGAAAGGCACAAGAGAAATGATTGAGAATTTAGTTAAGGCACAACCGTTAGACAACGACGTTGCCGTTATGAAAATACTACAACTGATGGGGCAACTTAGCCCTAACGATATTGAGTATGTGTTAAAAATAGCACGCCAAGTCTACGATGCTATTGCGTTGGGGGAAACATGGAAATCACAGTAAAAGTAATTAAAGAAAACAAGGATGGCTCGGCTGATGCCGAAGTTAATTTTGATAGCGAAGGGCTAGGGTTTCTAGTACAAGAAGGTTTACTTAGCATACTAAAGCAGTATATTGAACAAAATGAAAATGCCAAGCAAGGTGCTAAATTACGTAAAAAACTAGCAACAAAAACAACTAAGAAAGTGGTTAAAAAATGAACGATGTAATTCAAATCACCCCACCCCCAACAAAACTGTTTGTAGCTACACCAATGTACGGCGGTATGTGTACAGGTATGTATACATCAGGGATTATGCAATTAGTTGGTACTTGTGGACAGAACAATATTCAGATGTATTACTCATTTATGATGAACGAGTCTTTAATTACCCGTGCCCGTAATAGCATGGCATACGATTTCCTTGAATCAGATGCAACCCATTTAATGTTTATTGACGCTGATATTAGTTTTAACCCTAACGACATCCCAATGATGGTCAAGGCAGACAAAGACATCATCTGTGGTCTGTATCCAAAAAAAGAAATTAACTGGGTGGAAGTATCTGAAGCAGTCAAGCGTGGTGTACCACCACAAGAGCTTAGCAGGCATACTGGCGCTTTCGTGGTTAACCTGCCGCATGGTGAGCAGACAACTAGCGGTCCAATCATGGAACCAATGGAGATCGCCAATGGTGGTACAGGATTTATGCTTATCAAGCGCAAGGTATTTGAAGAACTACTTGATAAGGTACCAAGCTACACCAATGATATGTACCACGCTGTAGACACAGTTCGCAAGGTAAAGATTATCAAAGAGTTCTTTGCAACAAGTATTGAAGAAGAATCTAACCGCCTGTTATCTGAGGACTACCACTTCTGCAAGATTGCAAGAGAAGCAGGGTTCAAGGTATACGCCGCACCTTGGGCAGCTTTTGGTCACACAGGCACGTACACGTTTAGCGGGCAACTACCAAGGAGCGCATAATGCAAGATCCAGTAAACCACCCAAAACACTACACAAGCCACCCTTCAGGTGTAGAGTGCATCCAAATTACCGAACATATGGGGTTTAACTTAGGCAACGCTATGAAGTATATATGGCGTGCTGACCTTAAAACCGATGCGGTTGAGGACTTGCGCAAGGCTGTTTGGTACATTAACCGTGAACTAGCTAGGAGGGTCAAATGAGCGAACCAATCCCTTTTGCTGGCTGGGTAGATGTAGATGACGATATTCAAGAAACCCTGCGATTATTGACTGGAACAGACCCAGAAAACATGCCAAAATACATAGTATTGGGTGACGGAACCACCTATTTCTACCGTAAAGAGGAACAACGATATGCCTTATGTAAACAAGCCAAGACCATACAAGAAGGAATACCAACAACAAAAAGCTAGGGGTGAACAACCCACACGCAATGCTAGGGCAAGAGCACGTTATGAAGTTGACAAAGATGGAGTCGATAAAAACGGTAATGGAAAGGCCGATGCCCGTGAAGGTAAAGATATTGAGCACATTAAACCTTTATCTAAAGGTGGTATGAATAGTAAAAGTAATTTAAGGATTGAAACAAAGCATCAAAATAGATCATTTAGCCGCAACTCCGACCATACCGTAAAAATAAACAAAGCCAAACCGAAGCCGAAACCTAAAAATGGAAATACTAGATAACCAAGTACTTTTAATAAATACTCGCAGACCGCAGCTTGTAACCGAGTGCATTAAAAAAAGCAAGATTATTGAGACCAATGGTGACATACATAAGGTTGCCGTTTACTGGGGGTTGGAAGAGGCGCAAGCTCTTAACCAGCTAAAGGTTAAAAATGTACCTTCCCCCATTCAGCGTGATTACAATTGGCCCGGATTGTTTAAACCAATGGAGCATCAAAAAGACACTGCTAATTTTCTTACCTTAAATAGACGTTCATTCTGTTTTAACGAACAGGGTACAGGTAAAACGGCCTCAGCAATTTGGGCAGCCGACTACCTAATGAACCAAAAGAAAATACTACGTGCGCTGATAATTTGCCCTTTATCAATTATGCAATCTGCATGGCAAGCTGACCTATTTAAATTTACTATGCACCGCAAGGTTGGTATAGCGTATGGGGACCGTATTAAACGTAAGGCAGTTATTGATAGCGATGCCGAGTTTGTCATCATCAACTATGACGGTGTTGAGATTGTGGCTGAAGACATTATGCGTAATAACTTTGATCTCATCATCATAGATGAGGCTAATGCGTATAAGACTGTTACCACTAAACGCTGGAAAACCATGAATAAAATCCTGACCCCACGTACGTGGTTATGGATGATGACAGGCACACCAGCCGCACAAAGCCCTACAGATGCCTTTGGTCTGGCTAAACTAACCGTACCTCAAAATGTACCTAGGTTCTTTGGTAGCTTCAGAGATCAGACTATGGTAAACATTACCAAGTTTAAATGGATGCCAAGACCTGATGCAAACCAAACAGTATTTGCTGCACTGCAACCAGCAATACGATATAAAAAAGAAGATTGCCTTGACCTACCGGAGATTACATATGTTTCAAGGGACGCCCCCCTTACTGCGCAACAGGAAAAATACTACAAGCTACTCAAGAAAGAGATGCTCATGGTCGCTGCTGGAGAAGAAGTCTCGACTGTCAATGCTGCTGTTAATCTTAATAAACTCCTTCAAATTAGCGGTGGTGCTGTTTATTCTGATACTGGTGCTGTTGTTGAGTTCGATGTTTCTAATCGGTTACGAGTTATCGAAGAGGTTATTGAAGAAGCTAGCCACAAAGTGCTTGTCTTTGTACCGTTCACGCACACAATCGAACTACTAAATACATACTTAAAAAACAAAGGTATCACATGCGAAGTAATTAATGGTGCAGTGCCAGTAAATAAACGCACGGAGATATTTAAAAAGTTCCAGGAAGATACCAACCCAACTGTGCTTATCATTCAGCCTCAAGCAGCTGCACACGGTATCACACTAACCGCAGCTAATGTAATCATTTGGTATGCTCCAGTAACATCTATAGAGACTTACTTGCAAGCTAATGCACGTATCCACAGGCAAGGGCAAAAGAACCCAATGACTGTAGTGCATATTAAGGGTAGTCCCGTAGAGACAAGGCTATATCAATTGTTGCAAAATAAACTTGATGTTCACACAAAAATAATTGACCTGTACAAGCAAGAAGTTAAAGAAAGCACTTGACAGAGTCAATATGTAGTTGTAGTATTAATTAACAGGCATAGACCTGCAGTTTACTTAAAAGGAAATGTATGACAAACGATACCGCAGTGGTAGAACAACCCGTCGTCAATATAGATAAGCTAGTTGAAATTTATATTAAAATACGTGACGCACGTGATGTAGTACGCAAAGAGCTAGAGGCTAAAGATGCCGATCTAAATGAACAGCTCGATGTGATCTCACAACAAATCCTTGAATTGTGCAAACAAACTGGAGCCGACAGTATTAAGACTGCTCATGGCACAGCTATCCGCACAGTCAAGAACCGATATACAACCAATGACTGGGAACGTTTTTATGAGTTCATGTTTGAAAACAACGCCCCTCAGTTATTGGAACGAAGAATTCAACAATCCAATATGAAGCAGTTTTTGGACGAGAATCCGGACTTGCATCCCGCCGGTTTAAATGTGGATAGCGCATACGCAATTACCGTAAGGAGAAGCAAATGAGTAACGTCGCATTGTTCAACAACCAACTACCTGACTACCTCAAAGAAGTTCAGCTTGATGATGTAACTAAAGCCCTATCGGGTGGTAACAACAGTACTAAGCGCATTGCACTTGGTAACAACAAGTTTGTATTAAAGGTTAACGGAGCCGAGATCTCCAAGACCAGCACAGACAAGTTAGAAGTTGTTATTGTTAACGCATCTAAACATGTCTCACGTACATTCTATGCAAAAGCATGGGACCCTAAAGGTGACGTAGCCCCACCCGATTGTTGGTCTAATGACGGTGAGAAGCCCGATGCTACTATTGAGAAGCCACAACATCATTCATGTACTGGTTGCCCACAGGACATCGCTGGCTCAGGTCAAGGCGAAACAAAAGCCTGCCGTAAGAACCGTCGTATTGCTGTTGCGTTAGCCAGTGATTTAGAAGGTGACGTCTATCAAATGACATTGCAATCTAAGTCAGTGTTCTACGATATGAAGCACCCAGGCGATTTAGAGCACATGCCATTTAATCAATATGCTAAGTACGTTGGCACACAAGGCTACAACTTAAATACATTGGTTACTGAGATGCGTTTTGACGAGGACTCAACAGTTGGTAAGTTGTACTTCCGTCCAGTTCGTTTTTTAGAAAAGCCTGAGTGGGAAGCCGCAGTTAAACAAGGTGATACTCCCGCAGCTAAGAGTGCTATTACCATGACTGTAGCTCAATCCGATGGCGTTAAGAAGTTAGCCGCACCAGCCGCAGCGCCAGCTAAAGCTGAAGTAGGTACGGTAGAAGTAGCTGAACCAACTAAACGTGCTGATAAAAAAGCAGAACCAACGCAAAAGCGTGACTTAAAGTCTGTTATGGGCGATTGGTCTACTGACGACGAAGCATGAGTTTAAGGGGTTATAGCTTTCGTCTTGTTGAAGCTATCCGAGCCGCTGATCCTAAGCATATTGGGGTCCGGCTTGGTAAATATTGTATTGCCAAGGATATACCTGTGTCTGAGATAGCAGAGCATTTTTCTGTTTCACGGATGACGGTATATTCGTGGTTTACTGCAGCCTCAACACCACATAAAGATAAAGCCGAAAAAATAACAAAGCTACTTAAAGGCTAACGTGGCTACTACAGACTTATTAGAATCGGTGCTTCCGCCCGAAGGGGAAGGCTATTACTGCATTGTCGGCTTACCGCAGGACGAGTCTCGCCCAAAGCAAACGTTCCATCAGACGTTGGCGGATGTAACTACAAAAATAGATGAGCTATTACAGGCTAAGAACAATGTGTACTTTGCTTGTGCTAAATACGTAGACCCTACGCAAGGGCGGATACAGAAGAATGGCGACTTAATTAAGTCGTTTTGGATTGACATTGATTGTGGTATTGATAAAGCGGCTACAGGTAAAGGTTATGTAGACCAAGCTACAGGACTAGCCGAACTCAAAAAGTTTTGCAAAGCTATCAAAATGCCACTACCATGCGTGGTTAATTCTGGTCGTGGTATTCATGCGTATTGGATATTAAATAGTGTAATCGATCGACTACAGTGGAAACCTGTTGCTGAACGTTTAAAAGCGCTATGTGAAGAGCACGAGTTCTTAGGTGATCCATCACGTACTGCCGACAACGCTTCTATCCTGCGTGTACCTGAGACGCTTAACTTTAAAGAAGATCCACCGCTGCCTGTTGAGATATTGGCTATGGCAAGGGGGCTTGACTACGAGTTCATCAAACAAAACATAGGTGTATTGATTGCGCCTGAGTGGATGCCCCGTCAGTTAAATGAGATGACCCGTGCGTTGATGGGTAACAAACAAAGCCGTTTTAAAACCATCATGATTAAAACCATGAATGGCACAGGCTGCGCACAACTAGCACAAATAGCTATAGAACAAGACACTATTGAGGAACCACTATGGAGAGCAGGACTATCAGTTGCAGCAGCTTGCGTAGACAAAGATGAAGCGATACACAAACTATCTAGTAACCATCCGGAATACGACCCAACCACAACTGAGCGAAAAGCAAATCAAACAAAGGGGCCGTATACATGCGAAACGTTTGCTAAGCTCAACCCCACAGGTTGCGTTGAATGTCCGAATCGAGGGAAGATTACTTCGCCGATACAACTCGGATCCGAAATTGCTGTTGCCGAAAGTAATAAAATCGTTGATGAGACGGAGACTGGTAAAGTCGAGACGTTCGATATACCATCGTATCCTTTCCCCTATTTCAGGGGCAAAACAGGTGGCGTTTATATCGAGGTTCGAGACGATGACGGCGGCAAAGATGCAATAAACATCTATGAGCATGACTTGTATATTGTTAAGCGTTTGCATGACCCCGCTAAAGGTGAATCAATTTGGATGCGCTTGCATTTACCTAGGGACGGTATGCGTGAGTTTTCTATGCCAGCTACAGATGTAATGGCTATTGACAAGCTACGTGACAAGCTCGGTTACCACGGAGTAATGGGTAACAAAAAACAAATGGAGTCGATCATGGGTTACATAATCTCGTCGGCTAAGAACTTACAACATATATCGGAGGTAGAAGTAATGCGTACACAATTTGGTTGGACAGAGGACAACAAGAAGTTCATTATCGGAGAGCAAGAAATATCAGCAGGCAAAGTTATGTATAGCCCACCTTCCGTTGCTACTGGGTCATTAGCTGAGTGGCTTAAACCAACGGGTGATTTTGAAGAATGGAAAAACACAATCAAAGTCTACGACCAGCCAGGATTTGAACCTCATGCTTTTGGTTTCTTTACTGCGTTTGGCGCACCACTGCTTAAGCATTTGAACCTTAAGGGTGCAATTATTAACCTCATTAACAACACATCAGGCACAGGTAAATCAACTATTTTGAAGATGTGTAACAGTGTATGGGGTCACCCCGAAGAACTAATGCTGCAATGGAAGGACACAATGAACTCCATGATTCATCGTCTTGGGGTAATGAATAATCTGCCTGTAACGATTGACGAGATTACAAAGCTATCAGGAGACCACTTCTCTGACTTGGCTTACAGTATTTCACAGGGTCGTGGTAAGAACCGTATGAAGCAGCATGAAAACGCTGAACGTGCTAACAATACTAAGTGGGGCACAATGGCGTTATGTAGCTCAAATGCTTCGTTCTATGACAAGCTATCTTCACTAAAGGCTACACCTGATGGTGAGTTTATGCGCTTGCTGGAGTACAAAATTGATTTAACAGGTAACCTATCCAAAGAAAAAGCCGATGAAATATTCAATAGGCTTTACAAACACTATGGTCATGCTGGGGTTGAGTACGCTAAGTACTTAGTTAGTGACCTTGAGGAATGTTTAGATTTGGTTATGCAAGTACAGCAGAAGCTAGATAAAGCTATCGGTTTAACAAGCAGGGAGCGTTTCTGGTCGGCTATCATTGCATGTAATATTGCAGGGGCACTTATTGCTAAGGACTTGGGTATCATTGATTTTGATATCAAGCGTGTGTATAACTGGATCGTCAAAGAAGTTGAGGTAATGCGCAACGATATCAAGGCTCCTTCTTCTACAAGCACTGCTAGCGTGATAAATGAGTTCTTAAACGAACATCGTGCTTCTGTGTTGGTAATTAACAACGAAGCCGACGCTAGGTCAGGGATGGAGCAGCTTCCATTGGTTGAGCCCAAGTTCAATGATTTGTTTATTCGCATCGAGCCCGACACTAAAAAGATGTTTATCAATGCTAAACAATTACGTGGCTATTGTTCCGAACAGCAGATCACCCTTAAAGATACGTTAAAGTCTCTTGAGGTAGATAAAGCCTACTTAGGTTTGATTAAGAAACGCTTGTCTAAGGGCACTAAGATTGTGTCAGGACCTGTAGATGTGTACGTATTTGATATGAATAGCCAGCATTTTGGCGCTACAGAATCAATAATTGAAGCGGTTAAGAACGTACCTGATGTTGATCCACGGGCTAAACTTTCGAGTTAATTGGCGTAACTTTGTGGTTGGTTCTTCTTTTTTTATACCGTCTTTGCAGCCCGAAGCAATGATTCTACAGATTAAGAGGACCACCAAAAGGTTAGGCTACAAAATAAAAACACAGACCGTAGTTGAAAAAGGGATACTGGGGTTGCGTGTATGGCGTATTAAGTAGTATTATTGGGTTGTAGGCTTCGTTGACTACTTTCCTTGTAAGAAATCCTCTTAGCCCCGCTTCGGCGGGGCCTTTTTTAATCTTCGCTGTAACCCAACATACCTTCTAAGCGTGGGATTAACTTCTTGTCTAACCCCATACCACCCGTAATATTAGCAAGTGCCCTGTCGTTGTAGCGTTTAGTTACAGACTTAAGCAAAGTTTCTCCGTTGATAGCAAGCTCAGGATAGGTCTGGCTAAACGCAGCCATCTTATCAATAACACGGTTGAGCATGTCCTCATCTCCATTGTCGGTTGCAATAAAGAATGCGTTTAACAAATCTGTTTTACGATGTTTAATTGTCTCGTTTATGTTCTTAGCTTCAATAGCGGCTTTTTGCGCCTGTGCTACACGTTCTGGAGAGAAACCAAGCATCTGTGAAAGTGCTTCACGTGGGCTAACATCTTCAACTATAGTATTACCTTTAATGCTTTTAGCTTCACCTTCAACCATGTAACGTACACCAACCATAGCGTTTTTAATAGCAGCTGGCATCATAGCTTCAAATGCACGCTCGGTATGTCCGTCATTAAAACGCTTAAGAGCTTCTGGGTAGTTAACAAGAAGTGCTCCAGCACTAGGGCCCATTAAGTTAATAAACATATTTTGCATGTAGTCAACTTCGTCTTGGCTCTTACGCACGTCAGGGAACCACATGTCAGTTAAGTTCATGTTCATACGGTCGGCAAAGTTTGCTCCGGTAGCTTGAGATAACAACCCACGGGAAATAGTATCCCCAACAAAGCCACCAAAGTTCTCATTACACCAATTTTTGAACCAGTTCTCTACATCAAAAGGCTCGTCGTCATCACCAAATACAGCTTGGAACGCAGACATAACTCCTGAGAATACAAACCAAAGAGGCATACCAGTAGCACCAGCCGACAAGAAAGACATCCCCATCATGCCCCAGAATGCTTTAGTAGCTTCACGTTTTATGTCAGCTAACTCAGCTTTCTTGTCAGCCAAAGCTTTTTTAAGTTCTCCTGGTTGTGCTGTTTTTAGTTGCTCACGAATATACTCAAGCTCACGCTCTTCGTTTTGATTAAGCATTTTATAGAAGGTGCGGCCTAGCAACACTGACATATGCTGTGGGTACATCTTAAATTGCAGCAATACGTTTACTAAGTCCCCACGGAAATAGCGTGGTTTGTTAGTAGTGTTGTAGTTAAACATTGTTTCTTGAGTTAAGTCACGAGCAGCATCTAATGCGGCGGCATAAGCCTTTTCACCTGTGTAACCTTTTTTAATAAAGCTATCGTACGCTAAGTCAAACGATGACATAAAGGTAACTTCACGGTTAAACTTCTCGGCAGCGTGAAATGGTAAGCTAGCGTAGTACATAAACTTTTGCCATCTACCTGTGTAATCACTGGATGGGTGTTCACCAATACTTACGGAATCATGAGTCAGAGTTGTGTCAATAACGTTTCGGTTAACTCCGTGTTGATACACATCAGCCATTGTTAAGGCTACTTTGTTACCATCTGGATCAGTTGTAAATACTGGATTACCTGCTTTGTCTAATACTGGGGTATTGGCTAAATTAGCACGTGCTAATGACAAAAACTCATACCGACCGTTAGTTTTGTTTTCATAGCCTGTACCACCCAACATACGAGTATATTTAGCTAATGCTTTACTTACATTGCCGTACCCATAACGTGCTCCGGCTACAGGAGTGTAAATTGCCGGTACAGCCATCATGTTAACTAATGCTGACGCAGGGGCTGTTAAGAAGTTTAAGAACCCAAAGTGAGTTAAGTATGTAGTTAGTCGGCTTTGTTTAGGTGGTTCAAGCACTGCACCCTTAAAGTTCTTAGCAAGTTCATTAGCCACATCCCCATAAACAGATTTTTCTTCTGTAGTTGGCATGCTTCTGGAACGTATTTTGGCAGCTTCAACTGTGTTAAACAGTTGTGGCATATGTTGGAAACGGGCACGTTGATAAGCAATACGCTCTCTAGACATAGCAAAAGCACGAAGCATATCTTGGCTAGG